ATGGATCAGGCTACCGAGAAGACCGTCCGTCAAGCGAGGGCGAAGAAGCTCCCCCGCTCCGAGTGGGACTTTTCCAAAGTGCCCGTCGAGCAACTGGAAGCCTGTTTCGCTTGGGAATACGCGCGGGAATGGGAAATTCTCCGACACAAGCGGCCCGAGCCCCCCGCAGACGAGGCTTCTCCCGAATTCGCCCGTTTTCAGTCTGACCCCGACGCTTGGCTAGGTTGCGTCGGAGCCAAGATGCTCATCGAACTGCGCGAACGGATGGAGACCTCATGGATGGATTTGCCGCAAACGCTCAGGGCGCGATGGTCGAAGGAGAACACCAAAGAATCGGTGGCTTTGCAGGAGGTGGGAGCCGACACGCCGCCCGTGCCGCCGTCCAAGCAGGAAGATGTCCAAACGGTGACCTTCCGCATCAACTGGTCCGCGAGCGACAAGCGGTTGATGGGCGAGTTTGAGGTGTGGATCAAGGCAGCCAGGAAACGGGAAGCCAAGGAGCAAAGGGGGCGCAACCGCCGGGACGACCTCAACATGCTCGGGGCGCTCAGGTTACTGCACAGCATGAAACTGCGCGAGGCCACGATCCTGACCATCCAAGCCAAAGGCGAACCGCTTTACGGCAAACGCCCGTCTTGGGAACGGGCTCGGAAAATGGCTTTGAGAGTATTTAGAGAAGATTTCCTGATCGGGAAAGAACGGTGGAAGGAAGAACAGATGCCGCTCTCTTACAATAAGTTGGAGAAGGAAGAAACGGGCGATGAAGCCGTTAGCGAATAAGTAGCATATAAAAAGACTTGTCATGTTTCCGTTTTCCACGCAAAGTGTCGCGGAGATGAAGAGAAACAAAGCCATTTCTGCCAACCCATGCGCTGAGCCGTTTCATATGTTCACGATGGAAGAGCTGGCCGGGGTGATGGGCGTTTCTTTCAGATATGTGAAAGCGTTGAAAAATGCGGGTGCCCCTTTTTGCATGGGGCGGACGAGACCCGAATGGGTGGTGCGCTGGATAGATAACGACGAAGTCAGAGCCAAGCTCAACCAGATCAAACTCGTCTGAACGAGAGATAGATCAGAGAGATAAGAAAACGGGCGGCGGAATTAAAAACCTGCCGCCCGTTTTGTTTTTGGGGCGGTCATGCCCCTGTTTTTAAAACATGGGAAGAAAAATCTCCGCCAAAATCTGCAAGCAAATGAGGGGTAAATGCAACTTTATGCAACCCACAGCAGGATTTTGATTTCCGCCTCCAAGCGATTTTTGAACCCACCCTTATAACGCTCCCCGCACGGGCGAAAAGCCGTTTTCACCTCTGGGCATGGAGCCTCCGAGGTTGACACGGGCCGCCTGTGAACGGCGCGTGGAGGCGTTTCTCCACCGGACGAAACAACGAAAACGGAGGAGATGATGCGAGAAGAAAGCAAAGGCGGCCTCAGCCTACAACGAGGCAAAATCGCGCGACCGCAGAAGGTCGCGATCTACGGGCCGGAGGGAGTCGGGAAGTCCACTCTGGCAGGACAGTTACCCAACCCAGTCTTTTTGGACACCGAGGGAGGCACCCATCATCTGGATGTCGTGAGGCTGGACGGGGCGGAGACATGGGAGGAGATCAACAAAGCGGTTCAACAACTGGCGACTGGCGAGCACGAGTTCAAGTCATTGGTAGTGGACACGGCGGACTGGCTGGAGCGCAAGTGCGCCGAGTATGTTTGCAAGAAAGCGAACAAAGAGAGCATCGAAGATTTCGGCTACGGTAAAGGGTTCACGCTCGTTGCTGAGGAGTTCCAAAAGTTCTTGGTGAGTCTGGACGGTCTTCTTGCAAAGGGGATGCACATCGTCTTTCTGGCGCACTCGACCGTTAAAAAGTTCGAATCGCCGGAGCAGGCGGGAGCCTACGACCGCTTTGAATTGAAGATGAGCAAACAAGTCGCGCCTTTGATCAAAGAGTGGTGCGACACGCTCCTGTTTGCGACTTATTTGACCAGAGTTGCAGAAGGCGAGAGCGGGAAGAAACGGGCGGTGGGCGGAAAAGAGCGGGTGATCTACACGACTCACAGCGCAGCTTACGACGCGAAGAACAGGCACGGGCTGGCGGACAAACTCCCGTTCTCCATCGAATCGCTGGCTCCGATCTTTGGCGGGGCGATTCCTGCCAAGAGATCCCCCCAGAAAACAGCGTCCGAACAGTTCGGCGAGATCATGGCGGCGCACGAGAACGCCCCCGCTATCAGGGAGTTCCTCATCCACAGGGGACAGATCAAAGCGGACGGATCGTTCGCGGATGTGGGCGAGGATTACGCCAAGCGGGTGTTGTCGAACCCAGCGAAGTTCCTGCAAGCGGTGAGCGAGAAAAACCAACAAAATTCAAAGGAGTAATTTTATGCCATCATATACAGCGAGCCAACCCACGAGCAGGCCGGACTTTGTCGAGCCGGGCGATTATCTCGTGGAAGTTATCAACGCGGCGGAAGCCATGAGCAAGGCCGAAAACCCCATGATCGACCTCAAACTCAAAGTTATCCCCGACGGAGCGATCCTCTACGACTCACTCGTCTTCGTTCCGTCGGCGACTTGGAAGATCGACGCGTTCCGCGCCGCCACGGGTGAGACGGTTATTGCCGACCAAGAGGTGAATGTCGAAGCCGACGACCTGATCGGTCGGCAAGCCAAAGCACGGCTTTCGGTCGAGGAGTGGAATGGGCGCAATCGCAACAAGGTTGCGGCGTGGCTGATCCCTACCCCCGAGAAGTCGAAAGGAAAGGAGGTCAGCGATGATGACAAACCCTTTTGACCGTGAGACGGGGCGGGTGGACTTGTCACCCGCCCCCCTCCGATACGAACGAGACCCGATCCTCTGGAGCGGGAATACAGGCGCACGCTTCGCCCGATGTTTGGAAACTTTTGGCTGGCTCATGCTGGGCGGTTTTGCGGTTTGCGGCATCTGGCTTTTCGCGGATGTCGCGAGGCAACTGCTGGCGTTCTGGAGGATGCGCCCATGAACCTGCGCCCTTACCAACAAGAGGCGGTGGAGGCCATTACTCGTGGTTTCGCCGAATACGACAAACAACTCGCGGTGCTTCCAACAGGCAGTGGCAAAACGATTATTTTTGCCAAGCTCTCCGAGCATTACCAGCCAAGGAAAACGCTGGTGCTGGCGCACCGGGAGGAACTCATCGCGCAGGCGGTGGACAAGATCGAGCGGGCGACGGGGCTCGTTGCCGAAGTGGAGATGGGCGAGTGCAACGCCAGCCACGATTCTCCTGTTGTTGTTGCCAGCGTCCAGACGCTCTGCCGCAAACAGCGTCGTGAAAAATGGAACCCGGATCATTTCGGTCTGGTGGTCGTTGACGAATCGCATCACCTCATCAGCGACAGCTACCAGTCGGTGCTATCGCATTTCGACCGCAACTCGTTTGTTTTGGGGGTGACGGCGACCCCTGATCGGGGAGACAAGAAAAGCCTCGCCCGCTATTTCCAGAACATCGCTTGCGAGGTTTCCTTGCTGGACTTGGTCAAACAAGGCTACCTCTCGCCCATCCGTGTCAAGACCGTCCCGCTCGGGCTGGACTTGCGCTCGGTCAGGACGACGGCGGGGGACTACAACGCGGGCGATCTCGGTCACGCCATCCAGCCCTACCTCGCGCAGATCGCCGATGTCATCGCCCGCGACTATCGCGAGCGCAAAACGCTCGTCTTCCTGCCGCTCATTTCGATGAGCCAAGAGTTTGCGCGGTTGTGCAGGGAGCGCGGGATCGCCGCCGAGCATGTGGACGGGCAGAGCAAAGAACGGGGGCAAACGCTCGACCGCTTCGCCCGGAACCAAACGCGGCTCATCACCAACGCCATGCTGCTCACGGAAGGTTACGACGAGCCTTCAATTGATTGCGTGGTTTGCTTGCGCCCGACCAAAATCAGGAGCCTCTACTCGCAGATCGTGGGGCGAGGCACACGCATTCATCCAGGCAAAGATCACTTGCTCCTGCTGGATTTCCTCTGGCTTTCGCACGAGCACAACCTCGTTCGCCCCGCGCACCTGATCGCCGAGAGCGACGAGGAAGCCGAGCGGATCACCGCCAAAATCGGCGAGGACGGCGACCTCGAAGAGGCCAAGGAATCCGTCGAGGCAGATCGCACGGCCAAATTGCGGAAACGGCTGGAACAGAACACGCAACGGCGCGGCGGGACATTCGACGCACTTGAGCTTGCGCTGACGATCAACGACCTTTCGCTTGCGGAGTTCGTGCCGACGATGGAATGGCACGGCGACCCCGTAACACCCAAGCAAGCGCAAGTTCTCGCCAAGTTCGGGATGGATGCCGAGACGGTCACTTGCAAAGGGCAGGCGTGCCGGATTCTGGATCGCGTGTTCATGCGCAGCAGAATGGGTCTGGCGACACCCAAACAAGTCCGGCAACTCAAGCGGTTCGGTTACGAGCAACCCGAGCTGGCCAGCTTCGAGGAAGCCAGCGCGTTTCTGGAAATGCGGTTAGGCGCGAGGAAAGCGGGTGTGGCATGAGACCCTTGGATTTGGATTGGTCGGAGGTAAAGGCGTTCTACCTCCAGACTCGGAGCTACAAGGAGACGGCTGAGAAGTTTGGGGTTAATCTTGAAACTGTCCGGACAAGAGCAAAACGGTGGGCTCGTCAACCTCAGGGTGAATGTCAGGGTGAATCACCGTCTCAGGGTGAATGTCAGGGTGAATCATCGAATAAAACGGGACATGAAACGCATGTAACGGGTGCATCGTCCCATGAAACGGGGGTGCATGAAGGAAACATGCACCCTGAAACGGGACATGCACCCTCCCGTTTCACCTACACCTCCAAAGCCCCCGATCCGTTCGACCGATTGCCGCAAAGGACTCGGGATTATCTGGCCTCTGGGGCACCCGAAGGCCAGCGTAACGCCGAGCTGTTCCACGCCGCTTGCCAGTGCCGCGATGCGGGGTTCCAACCTTCCGATGTGTTGTCTGTCCTGCTCGCCCGAGGACTGGCCGATGGCTTGACTGAAACCGAGATCCGCACCTCGCTCCGTTCGGTTTTCACCGTTTCCCAGCGAGAGCCAGCACGACCCGTTCACCAGCCGCATCTGCCTCCGCCACCCTCACGATCCCGACACTCTGCGCCCTCCTCTTCCCCGCAACCGTTGCCTTCCCCTGTGGACGGCGGGTTTATCCCGCTCATGAACGCCTGTTTCAAGCCAGGCGAGTTCGTCAGTGTCTCGCACGCTTTCGAGGACGATGACGGCCATCCCGTGCCACGAGGCGGCACCACGCTCACGGCAACGAGATGGATCGAACACGCCCGAGACCGGGGCGGGATTGACAAGGTTTACACGGGCAAACTCGGCCTTTACATCCGCATCAACCCCCTGCGCCAAGACGGTTCCAAAAACGACGATGTCACCTCGTTCCGACATTGCCTCGTCGAGTTCGATAAGGACGGCCAAGACCAGCCGATCCCGAAAGAAAAACAGCTCGGGGCGATCCTCTCCAGCGGCCTGCCCGTCTCCGCCCTGATTGATTCAGGCAACAAAAGCCTCCACGCCTGGGTTCGCGTTGAAGCTCCCGACGCGACCGAATACAAACGCCGTGTCGAGGTCGTCTGGTCATTGTTTTCCGACCTCTTCCTAGACAAGCAAAACAAGAACCCCTCGCGCTTCTCCCGTTGCCCAGACGGCTGGCGCACGGTGGACGGCACACCGCGCCAGCAGAAGCTTTTGGCGCTCGGGCTGGGCGCGAATTCGTGGGAGGAGTGGGAGGCGCAAGCCGAGGACGAGAGCCTCGACCCGATGCCGCTTGAAACGCTCGGGTGTTACGACACGGACAACGACCCCAACACGCTTCTGGGCAAGCGCTGGCTCTGCAAGCGCGGTTCGCTGGTGATCGTCGGGCAATCCGGCATCGGTAAATCGTCCCTGTGCATGCAACTCATGCTCTCGTGGGCGCTAGGCTTGCCCGCCTTCAACATCGCCCCCGTGCGCCCGCTCAAGTCGCTCCTGATCCAAGCCGAGAACGACATCGGCGATCTGGCCGAGATGTTCCAGGGCGTGACCCGTGGCATGGCTTCCTCTGGCATTCCTTGCACTGCCGCCCTGCTCGGCAAGAATGTGGTCATCTACCGCGACACCACACGGGTCGGTGCCGAGTTCGCTCTGCTGGCCGAACGGCTGATCCTCAAGCACCGGCCCGACCTGATCTGGTGCGACCCCCTGCTCAACTACATCGGCGACGACCTCTCGCTCCAGAAAGTCGTGGCTGACTTCTGTTGCGTCTTGCTCAACGCTATCGCCAAGCGCACGGGCGTTGCATGGGTGCTCCTGCACCACACAGGCAAGCCCGCCAAAGACGGCAAAGCCTCGGCACACTGGACGGCCAGCGACTTGGCTTACAGTGGGCTGGGCAGTTCCGCACTGGTCAACTGGTCGCGCGAAACGGCCGTGCTGACGCGGTGCAAGACGCCCGAGGGGATGCCGCCGACCTTCCAATGGACGATGACCAAGCGGCGCAAACGGGCGGGCTTGCTCACGCCCGCAGGAGAGCCCGCCGAGTCCATCTTTCTCCAGCACAGCCCGTGTTCGGGCATCCATTGGGTTCAGTGCGAAGAGCCGCCCCAGCCCGAGGAGAAGAGCAGACCTAAAGGCTCCATCTACACGCTCAAGCCCACCCCGCTGACCACAGGCGAGTTCCAAGCCGCCTTGGCACTCTTGCCCGAGGGGAAACTCACTCGCGAACACGCCCCGGCGATGGCCGAAAAGTTCAAGGTCTCCGAACGGACACTCTGGAACTGGGTCAAGAAGCTCGCGACCCGATCCGCCGTCTCAAGCACCGCACAAAACATCTCCGAACCTCAGGACAGATAACTATGAAACCTCATCCTAGCCGAAAAAAATTCTTAACCAAAGATGGACGCTGGGTTCTGACAGGATCCAGCCCTTACCGCCTGTTCTGGCCATTGCTCGAACTCATGCCACCTCTCTCGCATTGGCCCGACAGATCCCGCCCGTTTTCCAACGAGCAGAGCGAAGTCCTCGCTTTCATCCGTCAGCAATGCCGCGTCGAAACCCCGGTCGCCTTGCGCATCTTCGATTCGGCATACAGGCGCAAATCAATCCTTTTTAGCCAAGAAAGCAAACTCTGGAGCGGGGCCAGATACCTCGCCCAAAGGTCGCCGTCTCTCTCGCCTGTTCCGATCGTCAACAACCTTTTGCACCGGGGCGGGCATCTCGCCGTGATCGCGCAAGAGGCGTCGAACATCCTGTTAGACCTGTGCATCTCGGTCGCCAGCGGTTCCCCGTGGATCGGATTCCCTACACTCAAGGTTCCTGTTCTCTACATGAACCTCGTCGCTCAGGAGTTCGTTGTCCGCCAGCGCATGATCGCCATTGCCAAAGCCAAAGGAGTCACGGACTTGTCTGGTTGCAGCCTGTGGAACCTGTGCGGCAACGGCGACAATATCACACCGGAAATCTTCTCTGGGTTGCGTGGGCAATACGGCCTCATCGTGCTCGACCCCATCTATAAAATCACTTGGTGTCACGCATGTATCGTCGATGAAATCGTGAGGCACTCAGGTGCCTCCTTGGCCATAGGCGATGAGTTGTGCCTGCCAGTGCCTGACCGTGACTTGGACACCCTCGTTTCCATCGCGCCGCACGGGGATACTGGCGCATATCTGCTTGATTCAACCACCCGTGTATTTGGCGCGACCGACCCCATCTTGATCCGATGGAAAGGGCCTGTCTTGAACCGCGTGTTTTTGAACGAATGACCCCTATGAACCCCCACTCTTTTCATCATAGCCGACAGTTAAGGTTCGTTGCTGAAATGCGCGAGAAACCCGTTTTTTCGCATCTTGTTTGGTCAGGTAAACATTTAATGATGTCTGCTGCAATTGCTGCAACTGCTGAAACCGCTGCAACGCAACAATACTTAAGCGGCGTTGCTGAAATTGCTGAAACCCCAGTTTATTATTCTTATAATAAACGGGTTTGCAGCAGTTTCAGCAGCCGCTGTGCGGGGGGAAGAAGAAAAAGACCGCATGGGAGACTCACACATCCATGCCAATGCTTACGCCAAATAGTCAGTGGTGTTGGCTTGCCTGCGGATAGCCAAGATTCGCCCGCGCAAGCCTATGACTTCGCCAAGCCAGACGCATTGGCAGTCTCCCATGCGGCAAGGGCAAAGTCCCCCGCGCGCAAGACCATTCACGGTCTATCCCAAAAACAAATCTTCCCGCGCGAGACTAACCCGAGGAGGTCGCCATGACCAACGACTACACCCCCAGACAAGCAGCGCACGACCGAGAATACCAGCTCGCTTGGGAGTCACCCGGGGTGAAGGGCTGGATCGAATCTCTGCCCCCAGAGGAACGCAAACGGCTCCAAGCCGAAGGTCTGCTCAAACCGATGATCGCCAAGCTCGGGGCCGGCATGAGCGACCAAGATCTGGCCGATTCTCCTCTGGCTTCCGAACAGGTTGACATCGCCGCCTTGGTGGATGAACCCGACATGGAAACAGCCCCTACGCCCCAGCCCGACACCGCCGACGCGCTCGCCTCGTTCTGCTCCCGCCTCTGCGGGGTCGAAAACCCGCGCATGGTTTTCGATGCGATCTGTTACGCCACCGGTATTTTGTCGCTGGAAGGCCGGAGCGCGACGGAGCTGGCCAAACGCCACGGGGTCACCAAGCAGGCTTTCTCCAAGATCGCCGTTCAGTGGTGCGAAACCTTCGGCCTCAAACCGTCCCGCAGCATGAAGTCCACGGAAGCGAGGGAAACTTATCGGGATCGCGCCGCCCAACATCACCACCGCAGGCGCAAAACAAACCAACAAGTTGACACGAAAGGAAGGGTATGAGCAAAGAACTGGCTGAACTGAATCTCGCGGCACAAATCCGCGAGGCCTACGAGGAATCCGTCAAGCTGGCCGAGGAAGCCAAGGGGCACGCGTCCAACGCAGTCGCCAAGGCCATCGAGTGTGGCACGCTCCTCCTGCGGCAAAAGGAAAGCCTCGGTCACGGGAGCTGGCTCGGGTGGCTGGACGAGAACCTGCCAGAGATTTGCGACAGGACGGCACGCCGCTACATTGGGCTAGCCAAAGCAGTTGGCAAATTGGACACAGGTGTGTCCAATTTGAAAAAAAACAAGGTTATCGGCAAATGCGAAACGGAAGCGTCGTTTTTGACAGATGGCTCTACCCTCCGCCAAGCCTACATCGCCACGGGGATTCTTCCCAAGCCCCAGCCCAAGGAACTCACGCCCGAGCAAATCCGCGACAAGCCGTGGGTGCGGTATTGCAGGTTTCTGGACGGGTTCCGCCTCTGGTATAACCGCCGCATCAACCAAGACCCGCTTAAAACTTGGAACCCCGATGCCAGACGGATTTTGAAGAAAGAACTGCAATGGTTCGTCAACCTCTACAACGAGCTATGAGAGGAGAAAAACAGGCTCAGGGGTTCGCTTGGAGGTTCAAACGGGGGTTCAACAAAATGAAGGAATCTTTTGTTAATCAACGACTTACGACGTGGATGTCGCCCCCCATGCCTTTTCTATGTGAGGACTCGATTTTTTCACTTCCCACATAAACGGGCGTTTTTCAAGGTTTTTCACGAGGCGTTTTTAAGGCGGTTTTCATAGGTAAAAAGGGTTTTTTTAAGGCATGAAATCAAGGCTCAAAAAAGTGGGAAGTAGGGTGGGAAATTTCCCACTTGCTTCCCACTACGGCGCGAAACCTTGCGTCACTCGCGCTTCCCGTTTGGAAGCCAAGTTTTGGATCGTTTGGAAGTGCGCCGGGGGTTCAGATTTGGAACGGGAATATCGGTTCTGCGACAGAAAATGGCGGGCGGATTTCGCTCACCTCCCAAGCCGAACCCTCATCGAGATCGAAGGGGGCATCTGGTCAGGCGGCAGGCACAGCAGGGGCAGTGGTTTCGAGCAGGATTGCGAAAAGTATCTGGAAGCGGCTCTGCTTGGCTGGCGTGTCTTGCGGCTCACGGGGAAGCAGCTTGAACTGGGGACGGTCGAGCGGATCGTGGCGATGGTGGAGCGGTCAGGCGACACGGAAGGAGCGATGGAGAAAGCGTGGCGCGATTGGCACGAGCAAGTGGATGCAGAAAACATTCCTGACATCTCACCGGCGTTCAGGCGGGGGTTTCTGTGCGGAAAATTCTAGTATTCCTCCGACAATAATCCCCCTCTCGCGCCGGTTGCCCCGCACCATGATGTGATAAAATGCTCCTAGATACTCGATGCGAATGCTACGCGGCATGACCACCACCGCTATCAGCCAATCCCAATCCTGTCATGATTGTAGCCTGACCCCATTTCCTAGAAATAGGGAAAATATCTAGGTTCAGATGGTCTTCCCTTTTATTTTCCATCAACATGCTTAACAAACATTCCGTTCCTATCATAGACGTCAAAACCACCTGAGGCCGATTTAAAAATACAGCCAACGAATTCCCCTGAACGAGTATGAATGTTGATCCCTCCATCCTCGTTAGTATAGTATTGAAAATCGGAGTCTTGGCTGGATTCATCGTTATTTGAGTGCTTCTGTATCCTATTTAATGATTTTGGTATCTTAATCCGAGGAATGGGTGGGTATACAGGGTTAATTTCTGCAGCAGGAGTTTGCAGCTTTTCTGTTCTTTTAAGAAAATCTTGCGCTTTTGTCACAGATGTTTTTGTTTTATCTGGTGTAGTTTCTAAAACCTCCCAAGGGTTAGTCTTTTTCTCCTTTGAAAGGATTTTAATAGCATCATCAAACCATGTTTTTCCAGTTTTAGCCACAGTATCAGCAACTCCGGCTTCTAAACTTGAAAAGCTGTTTAACCCTCCATAAAAAATAATGAGAGTTAAGGGGAAAAACAAAATCCTTTTAGTTTTTTTTGTTTGTATCATATGCAATTTCCTTTCTTGGTTTTGGATTTATATATTAACACTCCGACATCAACTTTAAAAGCTCTGATGCAATTTCATTCAGCGTGTGTCCATCAACATCTAACGCTGGGGCATCCGCGAAGGATGATGTTACATCCGCAAGCCAATCCTTATCTGTAAGACATGCCGTCTCCCAACCATCCGGAAGTTCATACTCTGTATCATCTACAGCAAGGGAAAGAACTTCGATGTAGGATTTTGGCATTACTGAAACAAGTTCCATTAAATCAAATGAACTAGTGTAATAAGAAGAGGAAAACAAAGCAGAAAACTCCTTGTCGAATACATCGTAGGACACACCTTCTATGTCAGATAAATGCCCAGCACTATAATCGAATCCGCTCATGCCCTCGCACCATTCTGGTGCTGGAACATTTGTCTGAACCATAAAACAAGCAGAATCTCTCCAAGCATCGAAAAATGTGCTCATCGAGTATCGCACGGTATTGTTGGTGGCTGGATCTGTAATAAATACACCAATGTCGTCTTTATTACGGCAATCAAGTCCGGACACAAGAACAGCATGATCAGGATTAGGCCCAATAAAAAACTCTTCAAGCTTCTCAAACAAAGAACCGTGGTTGCGAAGCTCATTTCCGTCTACACCAACTATAACTTTTTTTCCTTCTGAAAGTGCTTTGAAAAGGTCTATTCCAGAAGCGTTTATCTTTTGCGAAATCGGAATCCCTGCCTCTTCCAAGAGACGACCCATGTGCATTAAAGGTGTTCCGCCTCCTGGTGTATACCAGCCTTTTTGAGTAGCCATATCTCTCAATGCAGACTCATCAAAATCCCGACAAAAAAACTGTTGAAGGATCACTTCTTGAGCCTTAACGGCACATGTGTCGGAGAAAGATTGGGCACCGTCCAGTGCAGACAAATCGCTCATAGGATTTCCGATGATCCCCTTGTATTGTCCGCCCTCTTTTGCTCCCACCCTTGACATCCAGCCACCAGCAACACGTGTCAAAACTGATATAAGACTTTCAGATTCTTTCATTACGAATCCCCTTGTAGGGCATCTCTATTAACCCTACATGAGGTGAAAAACAATAAAAAAATATAAATTAAAAAAGAATTTAATGAAATCAGTAGCGTCCCACAGGAATTTTGGAACAGCACGACCTCTTGGCACTTTTAAAACGCTATGGGACAGCAGGGTGCTGCTTCAAACTCCTCTCTGCTCCGCACCAAGTGTTCCTGCGGGGGTTTCTCACAGAAGCTGTGGGACAGCATCCGCACAGGGGGAAGCGAAAATCGAAGAAACAAATGATAAAGCAAATTCGAGCCAGCCGCTAAGAACCCCTTGGTATTCAGCCTTCCATGGCCTGATTTTATGTGCTTATGGGACGCTACTGTAATGAAATAGAGGTCAGGCTATAAATTCTGACAAACATCCGTCTTGCAAGATTCATTTTCAGCACCGCATCTTCTTTTGCTCGCGCCTAATCTGCTGGCTCACATTCGCCGCGCTCTTCATCCACAGCTTTTCCTCGATCCAGTTCATGTTCATCACCCGTCTTTTCCCATTTCTCCAGTGCGATGAACACCTTACACCCTTCACTTTCGCGCAGTTTCTTCCAATCCCGAGCCTCTCATCTGTCAAGATTTGTAGCCTGACCCCTATTCCCTTTTCATCGGGATCAGGCAGGAGCGGATATTCTTTGCCCGCCTTCTCGGTTTTCTGGGCAATCCCGCCGAGGTTGAGTTTCTTGATGCCAGTCTTGGCTGGCGTTGTCGTCATTGTCGTGTTCATGGTGTCTCCTAGTTTTTGGTTTGGTTTTCACCCCCACCACGGGGGTTGAAAGGGGTTACTCCAGCGGGCGGTTCACTCGGATGCTCGCCCCTCTGGCTTTCCCGGCATGGTAGCTCTCGGAATTGACGGAACTGCGGCGGGCTCGGGTGTTGCGAAGTTTCGGATAGTGCTCGGCGATGTAGCGGGTGATGGCGGTTTTCGT